AAAGGCAGAAATCCTCGCTCACCAAAATAACAAAAACTGGTGGCGGGTTTATGGACTCGGACAACTTGGGGAGGTTGAAGGCCGTATTTATGGAGGGTGGCAGATTTGCGAGGATATACCCCACGAAGCCAGGCTCGAACGAAAAGGTTTGGACTTTGGATATACAAATGACCCCACGGCAATCGTGGATATTTACTACTTTAATGGGGGGTACATACTTGATGAAACTACCTTCCAAAAAGGACTCTCAAATAAACAGATTGCAGATTTACTACTCAACCAGCAACGAGCGCTCGTCGTTGCAGACTCCAATGAACCAAAGTCTATAGATGAGATCAGGAGTTTTGGCATCAGTATCATCCCAGCAGTTAAAGGCAAAGATTCCGTTCGGCAAGGTATTCAAGTAGTGCAAGACCAGCGAATTAGCGTTACCAAGCGTTCAGTAAACATCATCAAGGAGTATCGAAACTACTTATGGCAGACAGATAGGGATGGAAGGAATTTGAACGAGCCGGAGCACCCGTGGTCTCACTCGATGGACGCGATCAGGTACGCTATGACAAGTTTGATTCCCGTAATCCGTCGGCGGGAGCAGAAAGATTATTTACAAGAATTAGGCAGACGACAATGGCAAATGAAGAACAACGTGAATCCGGCACTATAGAAAAGCCCGCCATGCGTACAGTCGAGATCGTGATTCCTGATTGTTGCAGGGAGAACTGGGATTCGTGCCCCCATGTGATTAAAGAACAGAAGAAACAAAAGCATAATGTGATATGAGCTTGAAAGAAATAATTAAATTGGCAGGAGGTGACAGCGAGAAATTGCGTGCTTTACTCAAAGAAGAAGATCGCAAATTCAGGCAGAGTTTTTTTCGAGATTCAACAAGAAATATCGAAACAGCGCCTGTAAAAGAAAATAAGGAGGTATTTCTACCGAAGCCCGTATGAGCTACAACCAAGCAATGAAGCGGCACATGCTGAATCTTTTACACACTGATTGCCGGCATCAGAGCATGAGCGATGCAATGCGATGTAATAAATGTGGGGTTAAGTTTATGCACGCTGTGGGTGAATATGAGCGCCTGAAACATCAGTTTGCCGATGAATTTGTTCGCACAGGATCAGAGGTGAAAAACAGAGAGCTTGAGAATATGGAAGATGCCTTCGCGCATCGTGTCCAAAATGACAGTATGTACCGAGAGCATATCCGCCTGTTGGCTCATGGGACGCCGCAAGAAAAGGCGCGTGAATTGAAGCGCGAGTTTAGCGGATATTATGAAAAGCATGCGGGGGATAGTCGTATACTTCATCTCTAATGCAAACAGTTCAGTATTTTTGTGATATTTGCGGGAAGGAGTGCCTTGGATCGGACGGGCTTGGCACGTTCGTTGGCTTTATCGTCAAAATGAACGCCAATTTAAAGCCTGAGCGTATTGGTTTCGAGGGGCATCACTGCTCCGAATGCGTCGAGAAGCTGCTTAACTTTATTAGTGAGCTGAAATCCAAAATTCATGATGTTTAAAGGTTATGATTTCGACCTTATTACCGACTCTGATATTGATGACGAGATACAGAATCGGGTGGAGGAGCGGCGCAAAGAGCAATTACGACGGATACGAATGCTTGATAGGAAGGAACTCGCAGAGTTAAGAGAGGCATTGAAAAGAAATGTCTGATTACGACTCAGGGCTCACAAAGGACGAGCAGATTGACGAGCTAAACGCTCATGTCAAGGCGCGGATCGCGCCATCGAAGATTCACGGCGTAGGGGTATTTGCGCTCTGTGATCTGAATACGGGGGAAAAGCTGTACGCAAGTTATCTTCCCAGAATATTTACTGTTCCGTATAGTAATTTTAGCAAGCTATTTCCTCATGTGCGGACAAGTATTCTCGAACGCTGGCCCTCGGTTATAAATGGCGGGACATTTATTTCTCCCGATGTGCGACTTCTGACCTTTATGAATCACAGCGAGGATGCCTCGTATGATCCCGAGACCGATACGATGCTGCAAAACGTAAAAGCTGGCGAGGAAATCACCGAAAACTACAAGGATATGGATAATTGGGAGAAGGTATTTCCGTGGCTCAAAGAAGATGGTGAAGATTAGTCTTGAAATGGTTACCATCCAGCTCTCACCCTCTGAGGCAGAGGCATTTAAGTTGTTCCAAAGATATCATGGCAATATAAAGTTCATGCAAGAGCAGGGGGTATTTGATGTAAAGGGAGGAGCGGTAACACTTAATTTTGACTCCGGTGGGGTGGTGCAAAGCATAGATATCCACAGAAAATATCAACGCAGTTTGACAAGGAATTAAATTGTAGTAGTTTGTAGATAGCAAAACGTATTTTATAGTTCGGCGTACCACGTGAAGCCTATAGAAAGGCCTTACCCACGGAGCCGAGAGAATAGCTACTAACGATGGTGGCTGCTCTCTCGGCTTTTTCTTTTTCCGAACAGGGACACATTGAGGATTTTAGATAGACCAATCTAAACCCTAAAACCGAGACGTGTTCCCGTAGATTGTGTCTCGGTTCGGGATATGAAATTGCCTGGTAATAGATTGAAACTTTCATATAGCTATGGATTTTAAGTGTGTCCAGTGCGGATCGCCGGTTGCTGAGGAGTTCGGGAGGTGTTCGGAGTGCAAAATAGATCATCAAAAACTGATTAAACGGCTCGACGCTGCTCCCAAGACGGTAGTTAAGCGGGACAAGGAGGACTGGGTGTATTTCGTAGAGATCAAGCAGGGCATTCCCGTAAAAACGTTTATGACACGGGAGGAGGTGCGTTTGATGGGGAAGAAGCTTCCCGACGAAGTCGAATCACCTTCCGGGCGTTGCACCAGATGTGGGGATAGCGTCGAACCCCCGCGAATACTGTGCGATGTATGCCGTGCGATTAAAGATACAAGCCCTAAACGGAAGAGAAATGGGAAAAGGGAAAAAGGTATCAAAGAAAAAACCCCTAGCTAGTAAGAACGCTTCGGGTTCAGTCTACCGAGCTACTTTGAAGGTGCTTGGTAGAACCTATGAATCTCAGGGAAATACGATTGATGAGGTTTTGGATGGCTTACGCGAGGCGGGTGGAAGTTGGGTGAAGGGCGCTGGTGTTTTGATAGTTGAAAAAGACGGAGCCGTGCGCGAGAAAATCATCGCGGGAAGCCACATCAAAAATATCTTCGGTATGGCGAGCGGAACGTTGAGAGAGATTTCTTTAAAGTTTGTTAAGTCTCTATTTGTATGAGCAGCCCGTTCCCCGCAACCATTTTCGATTACATCACGACCGAAGAAAACGGGTATAAGACCTCGGAGATTCAGGTGTTAGATAACGACCATTGGAACATGGCGGAGCACATTCAGATGAGCCTTGCCATGAAGCGGGGGAAGTTCGTTGAGGCTTCAAACGATTATCGTAACAAGCCGCCTAAGAAGAATATGGTTTTGCCCATCCTTCGGGTGCGCTATCGAGCCGAGGATATAGACGTAAAGGATATCTTTATTTACATCGAGGAGCCGGAAAAGCATCATCTTTCATTTCTGGTGAAAAAATACTGGGAGGATGTTTGGACGGTAGAAAATGATTTTGATTCGTTTCTTGATAAAGCAAAGGAGGAAAAAATTGACTTGGGCGGATGTCTCGTTAGAAAAGGAGTCGGTTCAGTGCCGGAGGTAATTCCTCTGCAGTCTATTGCTTTCTGCGACCAAACTGACCTTCTTGGCGGCCCAATCGGGCTAAAGTTCAATTTCTCGCCAGGCAAATTGAAGATGATCGCCCAGCAAACCGGGTGGGGTAATAAAGAGAACGGAGCGGATGTCACGATTGATGAACTAATTAAGCTCGCAACGCAAGAAAAAGACTCCCCATCACAAAATAGCGCACAACAGAACAAAACTACGGGGAAAAACATTGAGGTTTATATCGTCCGTAACGGAGCCTTGCCAGCCTCATATCTTAGGGGTGATGACGCGGATACGATGGTTGGACAAATTCAGGTAGTTGCCTTTTACCGAGATGAAAAAGGGAGGCAGGGCAAAACGCTCTATAAGGCTACGGAGAAAGAAGGAGTCTATAAATTTCACACCTCAGAAGAAATCTTTGGCAGGGCGTTGGGATTGGGAGGCGTAGAGGAGCTTTTTGATAACCAGATTTGGGGTGATTGGGGAGAAATAGTAAAGAAAAATGCGCTTGAGTCTGGCTCGAAGAATGTTTTATGGACGGACGACCCCGCGTACATAAACAGAAATAAGTTCAAAGACATGGAGGATAACGAGATCACCTCCATTGAGAAGGGTTCGCAAATCGGACGTGTGCCAACGATGAATCCCAATGTTCAGCTTTTTAATGAGTATTTTCTGGAATGGGAACGTCACGCGAGGGAGCTAGGGGGAGCGACTGAACCGCTTTTGGGCAAGCAGCCTCCCGCAGGAACGCCATTCCGCCTGCAAGAGCGTGTCGTATTCGAGGGTAAAGGACTTCACGAGTACC